GATTTTTAGTAATTTCTAAATTTCTTGAATACTCTATCTCCATTCCCTTGCCATCTCTGGCTTTTTTATTTTTATATTCAGTTAAAATATTTCTTCTATTTTCAATATCAGAAACAGACATTCTTGAAAGAGTAGAATAATACTCTGCATCCTCAGCCATCGTTTTTAATTTAAGTAAAGTTTTTATGTCTTGATTTTCTGTAGCAATAGCAAGCGCAGTATTATATTCTTCGCTATCAAATATAATTCCACTTTCTAAAGCACTCTCCATTTTAGAAACATTATCTTTGTTTAAATTATTGCTGGAAGTTTTTGAAGTTTTAAAATGGGTAATTAGTTTTTGAACATCCTCTGTATCTAATCTCTTATCTTTTTTTGCCATCTCTAAAGCTGCTGTTTGATCGGATATGGCAACATTTTTATATCCAAAAAATGCTATATCTCTTTCAGCTGTCTTTTTAACTGTCTCTAAAGTTGCGCCAAAGATTTCTTTTGTTTTATCACTAGATAATAAAGTTGCTAATTCATTTTCGGCTGTTGTCTTTTCAAAATCTGTTGTGGAATAAATAATAGATTTTTTTAAAGTTTCTATTTTATCTGAAAGATTAACTCTTAAACTATTCAACATATTCGTTGTTGTTGAAACTTTAATGGCGTTAGTATCTGTTAAACTTTGTTTATTCATCCAGGATGTTAATTTCTTTTTAGTCATCCAGGAGACTTCATTTTTTGAACTGTCTAATAAAGACTTCCATCTTTCATTATATAATTGTAAAGCCTTATCTCCATCCTTCATTTCTTTAGCGTGAATGATGGTTTTACTTAAACCCTCTTTGGTGTCAGTACCATTCATAATCTCTTTAGATTTTTCTAAAAGTTCATTATCAGATTTAATATCCAGGTGTTTGATATAAAGTTTTTCTCCAGAGTGCAGCATTCCCTTTAATGCTTTAGCGGGAGCTTGCGCCTCTGCTAAACTAATTTGTCTTGTATCAGCAACATTACTGTCTTTGATTGTTGGTGTTAATGATGATTTATATAATTTGATTGACATTAGTATATCCCCGCTGTTTTACCCATCATTGCTGTATCTAATAAACTGGCTCCAGCTGCATAGTAAGATGCTTTCTTAGCAACTTTACCACGCCATCTAGCCATATCAGCATCAGCTCTTGCCTGGATAGCTTCATTATTTTTTTGATCTCGTGCATTCTCAGCATTGTAATCCATAATGTCTCTATCTGTTTGTAATTCTAATTCTTGTTCGTAAAGCATTTCAATTGGAGTTCCAGTAAGAGCTGCGCCTCTAACCAGGTAAGATGTTTTAGTAGCTCCTTGGATCTCATCAACTGTTCTATCAAATCGTGGAAGGCTATACTCATTATGAACAGACATGATCTGTTTAGCCTCTTGCTCTTTCATCTGAGCATTACGCTCCATTATTTTAGCGTTATAATTGGCAGCTGCCATTGCTGCCTTACCACCATATATGTCTCCAAAAAAACTCATCTATATTACCTTTGCAAATCTGATAAAGTCTGATCCATCGGGACCATAACTTTTCATTAAACCTTCTTCTTTCAAACCCATCCACTTAGCAAATCTTACTGCCACATCACAATCAGCTTTTACGGAGGTTTGTAATCTTTTTATATTATTAGCTTTTATAATTATCTCTGTTCTTCTTTTAATGTGTTTAGCACAAAAGATCGGATATTTATAAATTTCTTTTGTAGCCAAGACCCACCCCTCGGCAACGCCATCCCAGAGATGAAAGACACCCCCAGCCGCAATCGGCTTGTTATTAACAAGACCCGTGAACGACATACCAATTTCTTTTAGAAAGTAAGCGTATTTTCTATGTTCTGGTTTTAATTCCAGAACATCACTATTTAAACCTTGTTCTAATATTTGGTTAGCGTGTTTGTTTTCAAAAGGAACAATAACTACCTTAGACACTCTCTGTCTCCAATCTAGGATAAATTCCAAGAATTGTCATCGGTAAGGCTTGAGGTTGTTTAATATAAACTAATCCCTCAGTTCCATAACCACTATCAAATTCTATTTGTTTATCTCCAGTAAATAAAGGAATGGGTAGATCGGTTGAAGATCCACTCGCTCTAAAGTCTATGGTTGTTAAAGTATCGGAGTTGGGTCCAACACTTGCTCCAACTGTATTTTGAAATCTAACGGATAAATCATAAATACGAGTTGTTTTGGTTTGGGTTGTTTCTGTATAACCTTCATCTAATCTCATTGTTTGAAGATCGGATGAATATAATAATCCAACTGTAGCCTCTTCAATTGCCGTATCAATTGTAATAGCTCCACTTGAAACTGTCTTTGAGGTTTGTGTAGATCCTTCTCCAATAATATCTACAACTTCTCCCTCTAAATGAGTTAAACCACTTAGGCTGCTAGTCTCTCCCCCCGAATAAGTTAAACCACTATCCATATAATGAAAACCAGTTAAGTCTCTATTAAATTCAAAAGGTTTAAAATATTCTACATATCTTTTGGTAGCACCATTTATATATCTTTGAATAACCACCCAAACTTGATCTTCATCACTCTCGCCATCAATACAGGCAACAGTTTCTACTTTAGCATGGGTTAAAATTTTATCTGTTTGTTCTGAGCTGTGAGCTGAGGTTAAATTAACTACAGTAGCCAGGCTTTCATTTGAAAATAATTTAATTTGGTTATCATCTATTTTTTGAATAAAATATTTTGTATTGTCTGCTAAACCAGAAATAGCTGTACCCGTATTTTTATAATATAAAAATTCTCCAGTTTTAAATCCGTGAGCAGCAGAAAAAATAAAATTATTATTTACATTAACGCCTTGATAAATATATTGAGTAGTATCTGAACCAGGAGCGGAAGTTAAACTAATTGCTGTTCCCGCTGAGGCATTTGAGGATGAGGTTGCTAATTTAATGGTGTCGGTAGTAGCAGCTATAACATAATAAACGCTTGACGCATTTAATCCGCCAATTAAATTAGACGCTGAATAATAATAAACGGGATCTCCCGTTGCTAATCCGTGGCTTGTTAAAGTGATTGTGTTGTTAGTTGTTGAAACAGTTGTAGCATTAGAGGTAAAAGTTATTTTTTGTTGTTTGATTGTTTTACCACTATCTGCTTTTCCACCGAATATATGTCTGTGCCAAGCAACTACATTTTCTAATCGGTTATAAGTTAAACCCGCTAATTGACCATCGTTTCTTACACACCAAACTAGGGAATGAGGTTCTTGTTGGTAGTCCATATCAGTAATTCCACTTTTGGAAATATGATCTGAAAGAATAGTTAAGTCTGGAGCTGTATAACCATCAGTATCAAAGTTATAAGCTAGCTCTCTAATTTTTCTTTTAGCTCTTTGTAAAAAGATTGTGGCATTTCCAATGGATAAAGCATCAACACCAGCGGATCCATAGTTAGATTGTTTTCTAATATTAATATTGGTTGGTGTAATAGCGTCTTGAGCTGAGCCAGAGCTTACTGCATATTCTCCACCCGTTGTCATAACAATTAAAGTTCTGGTAGCTTTCATAGCCTGGATGGCATTAACTTGGTTGGATGCAATCGTATAAACCATTGCATTATCATCCGCAGTTCCAGTAGTCATATTTTCATAATCTCCCGATTTAGAAAAAAACATTGTTTGCGGCTGTTGAGATGTTGCACTAAAAACTAATCTTTGTTCAAAGAAAGATACGCAAGAAGGATGACCCGTAACAGTAGAGAAAGCTCCTAACTTCCAATCTTTATTAGCTGTAGTATTATCAAAATCATCTTTAATATTTATTGTAACAACAACATCAGAAGTATAGCCAGTTATTTCTGCATAGCCGTTTGAAAAATTTATAAATCTTCCAACATCATTTGCAACAAAAGTAGCTCCCGATGCTGTTAAAGAAACTGAGCTGCCAGAAGTAGCTCCTGGTGTCATAGTTACGGAGGTTATATTTGTGTCTAGGTAGGGACCATCAGTAAATTCAACTTCGGTAAGTGTCCAGGATGTGTGTCCAGTTCTACTTAATTTTCTTACTGCGTGGCTGCTGTGGCAGATATACATAACATCTGCGGATTGTGCGAATTTTAAATCAAAAACTTGTGCTGAGGTATAAGGTGTGGCAATTTCATAAGCTGAACCACCAGAAGTTATTTGACCATTATCTTTATAAAATCTTAAATATTGATCGCCAAATTCTAAAATATAAGTTTGTTCAGTTGAAAATGTAAAGGGAACTAATCTTGTTTTGTTGGAGCTTGTTTTAACTTCTGATACATAATAAGTGCCTGGTCGTCTAGTTACGGGACCATGTGGCATAACTACAAAATTTTCTATTCGTGTGCAGCCAGAAAAATACTTTGCAAAATCTGTTCTGCCTTCCATAGATGATGAAAGCTCTCCAGCCGTAAAGCTGGGAACTGCTAATAACTGTTTTCCCATAAGTTTAGTATCTTGAAGTTATAAAATCTTCTGTAATGATTTGATCTACTTGTCCCATTTCTGGGTCTCTATTATAACCTTCCGATGCGTCTGTATGTCTAGCCTCAGAAAGTTTAAATTGGTATTTTTCGTTCATCAGTTTTGCAACTTGCAAATTTGCTGTTATTGCATAAGACATATCTGCTGCTATACCAGCTGCAATTGTTTCTCTTAATAAAACATCCATCTCATTAGGATCTGTAATTTGAGCTATATAAACAATTCTAATTGCACTTTCGTTGCATAGAATTTTTCTACCTTCTACTTTGTAATCTGAATTATATGCGTCTAAAGTTAAAACTCTCAGGCAATCACTTGGTAATGTAAATTGCTTTGCAAATCCCCAATCTGGAGCTGTCGCATCTTGAGCTAAATTTTGTCTTTTAATTAAACAATTCCAGGGATGAGATCTATATACTGCGTCTCTAACAGTTTCGTATCTTTCATTGCAAAGTCTAGCATTCTTAGAATTATCTGTAAGCGCAGTTATAGAGGCTGCACCTAATTGGTTTAATGCTGAATTACATATTTGAACTACACTTGCCATAAATTCCTTTTATTTTTTTTAGCACTCCAGGCGGGTTAAGTCTCCCGCTCCCGCCTAGAATTTTGTGATTAATGACTATTATTCATCACAAGGTACTTGGAAAACTTTTTCTTCTTCCATTCTAGTAGCTCCTAGAGCCATAGAGTAGTACACTTGAGTTGCGTAAGATTTGTCATCTCTCTCAGTTATTTTAGCCTTAACATCTGCACCGATAGCCAACTTGATTGCGTCTTGCGTGAAAGCAAAACATAATCTGTCGTCAGTATGAGTACCATCAAAGTTAAGTCTAGTTGACATGATAAACTCAAATCCTAAGAACGAGTTGATACTGCCTTGAGCTAAAGCTTTAACTGTATTGTAGTCAGAACTTTTAACCTCAGTAGTATTTAACAAGTCTTGGATCTGTTTTGGTCCGCAAACAAACCATCGTTTGATTGAGGGATCCACATTGCCATTATCTAAAAAGTATTTACTTTCTAAAAGTTTAGCAACTGTTAGTCCATCTGTTTGTTGAGTAGTAGCGAACTTAGAACCAGCTGGTAAAGGTACCGCTGTTCCACCCGCAACTCCTGTGTCAGAAGATGCGTTTAGTGCAGTAATAATAACATCATCAATTGATCTATTCATCGCTGCCGCTGCTGCTTTTGCATAGTTTGAAGTTGGATCAGATAGCATTCTTACTTTGTCCAGATCATCAATAAGATCTGCCCATTCGTAATCTGCTAAACTAACTCTCCGTCTACTATGTGGTGTCGTGATCTGTGGAGTTGCTCCGTGTCTCGTTGACCGAACAACTGCCGCACTAGCGCCAATTTGGTCAAAGAAAGCATTTTTTCCTCGGATTGTTTCCACATCAACAGCACCTCTTAACTTGCTCCCCATTTGTTGAGCAAGCAAACTTACATTTGAAGAATATTGTTCTACAAATGCTGTAGTTATTTGAGTTGACATAATTTATGTCTCCTTCATTGTTAGTGTTGTTATAAAAATCGGATGATTATCCTTGCGGGTCGCTCCTCGGTTTTAGATCTCCTGGATCTCGGTCTTTCCAAATGTCAACTAGGGTCTTGCGATTATCCTAATATTTTCAGCTATACTTGATTTTTCTTTTCTCGTAAAGCTAAAACTTCTTCAACTGCTGCCTGGTGGTTCGGATGATTTTTATCCCAATAACTTGAACCAGGTTGTTGCAATTCTCCAATTTGTTTTTCTATTTCTTTAGGTGTCATAAAAACGGGTCCAGATGCTTGAACTATATTATCTTCTCCCATTTTATCTGCTAAAGCAGAAAAAGCTTTTATTACTGCTGGATGATCGCCAATCTTTGAGCCATCTTCCAGGTTCATACTCATTATCCCTTTAGGAAATACTGATGATACTACAGCGTTAGCTTTTTGCAATTTTTGATCGTAAGCTTGACCCCACTCAGTTTTTAACTCGGTCATTGCTTTTTCTCTTTGCGCTGTTGATATACTTTCAGCATCAGCTAATTGTTTGCCCATCATCTCATTGTAAAATTTAACCATACCTTGCGCCTGGGTAGGAAGTAATCCTAACTTATGCGCTTGAGATGAAAAATTTTTCAATGCCGTCTCATCTACCTTTTGATCTTCTGGTAGTTCGTATTTATATCCATCAGATGATTTGGGTCTGCCAAGTTTTTCATAAACAGCATCCCAATCTTTATCCGTTGCATATTTATTTGGAACTGGAATTTTATCAGCTCCAACTAACTTTTGAGCGTGGACATAACTTTTTGCTAAGCCTTCAATATCTTTAATATTTTCTAAAGATTTATCCGCTCTTACTTCATCGGAAAGATTTGCTTTCCAATCCGTACTTACTTCTGGAGTTGTTTCTACAGGATCTCCAGACAACACAGGAGTTTTTTCTTGTGTCGCTACCTCTTGATTATCACTCATTATTTCTCCTTTTTATTGAGCATATTATTAATGAACAAGACAGTTGATCTTGCTCCTTCTAAGTATGCGCTTTCATGACTATCTCCCTTTATGTGAGTAGTCGTATTAAAGCTGCATCTCTTTTTAAGATCTTCAAGCACTCGTTCTCCGCTCTCGGATCCAAAAGTCGTTTTATAATCTAAATTTAATTGTTTAAGATCTTTTTCATTCATTTAACATCCCCGCCTTTAAAGCTGGTGCAATTTTGCCAGCAGTTTCAGCAACTTGTTGAGCTTGCTGCATCTGAGCTTGCTCCATTTGTTGTTGCTGTTTTTGTTGCTGGATTTGTTGAACCTCGGCAGCGGATCTCATTACCTTAGCTGGTAATCCTAAAACATCTTTCACATGAGCTACTAATCCATCTATATCCAGGTAATCAAATACTGGAGCTACATTTTGCAATGCACCAAATATTTCAATACCTCTCATTACAGATGAAAGCTCCTGGCTTTTTTGAGCTTTGGCTAAAGGAGAGACATATTCAATTTCAATTTCCTGTTCTCCCAACATTTCTGGTGGAGGTGGAAACTTATTATTTTTAAGCAATAAATTGAAACTTCTTGTGATTAAAGGCTGTAATAATTCAGATTGTAATCTTCCTAAAACGGGACCCAGCATTCTCATCTTCTCTTCGGTTCTTTGCATAACCTCAGTAGCCGTCATGTTTTGTCCCTGGACAGTCATCAACTGGTCAACAAAGAAATTCTCTCTAATTGCTTTTCTTCTTTGCTCTTCCATTTGTAATCCTAAAGGATTATTGGATCCAATATTTAATGGTTCAATTCTTTCCCTAGTTCCCGCTCTATAGAAATTTAATCCACCAGGAACAGTTCTTACGGGTAAAATAAAACCATCATCTGGGACCATTAAAGGTGGGTCAATTTGTTTTTGAGCTGCTTTAATTGTTGTCTTAGACATTGTATTCAACATCTTAACATCGGGTAAAGCATTCATAGCTGGAGATCTTCCAAAAATTTCATTGGAAGAAGATTTTAAATATCTAGGAACCACATAAGGAAATTCCATAAAGCCACTCTCTCTTAAAAGAGTTCCTGTTTCTTGATGAATATGGCAAGAAATATAATCCATATTATTTTTATTCTGATAACCCATTGGAGTATCAGATCTATATACGGAGTGAAGGATTACACTTTCATCATAAGGAGCATTACTTATTTTTGATTTTAAAGCGTTAGGTAATTCCGCATCTGGGTACATTGCGGGTATATTTTTATTTTTAAGATGAAATTTTCTTAAAAGACTATCCACCATTCCTTTTTCATTTTCAGTAATAAACACTTCTGAAATATGAATAGTTTTAAATCTTAAATCATCCTTAACATCATCGCTAATAAACATAGCGGATGTACCAAAACATAATAGCTCGTGATATAATTCAAAAATTTCTTGCTGGAAGTTTGATCTTGAAAAAACTTGTTGCATAATCTTTGCACAATTTTCAAGCCATTCACTAGCCTCATCTTCATTATTCATCATTTCAGATCTGAACTTTAATAAAAACCACGGAGAAATCGTATTGGTTAGCATACCATTTAAGCTAGATGCTAATAATTCAAGTGCGTGTGTTGCCGTTCCATCATAAATCTGGTCGTGCCTCTTATCGCCTTTAGTTCTTTTAACTGTAATGTTAGATTTTCTTGGTAAAAAATAATCTGCTAAATCTTGCCAATGATCTTCCCAGGTTTGTCTTTGACCCTTTAAAGTTTCATATTTATCAATTACCATTTTGGCTTTTGAATTAATTGCCATTTATTATCCTCCTAATAATGTATATTTTTGAGTTGTTAATGCGTTATCCCCTAAACCTTTAGCACCAGTTAAAATTGTACTGGTTCTACCTTTGCCTCTTGTTAATCCAGTATCAATAGTTGTTGCTTGAACTTGTGATACTTCCGCCTTAGTTGGTGCAGCATAAACTGGTGCTGGCGGTGCTTTTGGTCTTGGCATTACTGCTCTTGCTACTCCACCCATAGTTTCCTCCTTATCCTAATAGTGTTTGTTTTTGTATTCCTTCATCAGCTTTTTTCTTATTTTTTGCTGATAATGTTTTATATCTCTTTTTTTCTAATCTTGTCATGTCTTGATATAATAAAGCACTTTCAACGGGTCTGGCTTTTCTTCCAGTAATTCTTTCAAAAGTATCTCTTGCACTTTTTAATTTTTCTGGTCGCTTCTGCATATTATTATATGCAGTTTGTTTTTTAGCCTCTTCTAATTTAACTCCACCCATTTAACCTCCTAACAAACTTTTCTTTGTTAAAACATTTTCATCATCTTCTAAACCACCCGCTCCAGTTAAAATCGTTGATGATCTTCCTGTTCTTGAAGCTCTAAGCTTAGCTCTTTTAGCAGCAGCCTCAGCTGCTCTATCCGCATCCTCATAACTTGGCGGTGCTGGTAAAGGTTGAACTGGCGGTATTGATGGCATTGCGGGTATTGTTGGTTTTAAAAATCCCATATTATATATCTCCGTGTATTGTATAATCGTTGACCGCAGTTTTCTGCGCTGCAACTCTTTGCTTAGGTAAATCTGTTATTGATAAAGCCATATACCTTGCAGCATCGCAAGCATGACTATCCCAACATTTTACAGGCTTATTACTAAACATTTTCATTTTCTCATTGTACTTCCGATGATGGTTTCTTAAAGCATCTATTAATGGTTTTGTTGTCTCCATGTTAAACCAACATTTCGGCAGAACCATTTTTAAACTGTGGATCCCATCCTCCAAATTTATTTTAGGTAAAATTTTAAACCTTACTCCCAATTGGTAAGCTACCTCTCTTCTGGTCTTACCCGTTGAAAATTCCATTACTTCCAAATCGTGTGGAGCAAAATGCTCCCCGTAAATATAATCTTTATCTTTTACAGTTTGGATATAATGCGGCAAACCTTCTCGGTTATTTTCATAATAATCAATAATCAAAATCTGGTTCCCCAGTTGTTGATAGAAAATTATTGCCGTACTATCATCCACTCCAAGATCCCAGGCTGTATGGACCAATAAAGCTGGATCATAAGCAACCCTGGATAATTGTTTTTTTTCTTCAAGTGTCTTAATTATATCTCCATATATGGATCCTTCTATATTTGCAATCCAATCACATTCAAATTCTTGTTTATATTTTGCATCTCCCATTTGAGTTTTAGCTGCATCCAACTCTTCCTGGTCAATAATTTTTGTCTCACTCGCTTTAGCGGTATAAGCGTACCACTTAGGATCTCCTAAAGCGTGCTGGTATAATTCATAAAAAATATTTGTTAGTCCCGCTGGGGTCCCAATAAAATAACAAAAACCTTTTCTATCCGATAGTGCGGGTCTTATAATTTCATTCCATAATCTCGGATCTATTTGCGCCACCTCATCTATGCAAACTCCATCCAGGAATAATCCCCGTAAGCTATCTGGCTGTTCAGAGGATAACAAAGTGATACGGCTGCCATTCGGCATATC